CTTTAAATTCTTCTCTATAATGTTCTAGTTCACATCCTAAATATATAGCTGCATCACCTGGTTTTAAAAAAATTGGATCTCCTTCCATATAAATTGGCCAATCTGTGCCATCACTACCTATATTGATAGTTGCACTTATTTCACAAGAAGGTCTATCTTTATGTTTTTTTAGATCTGAATATTTCGTATACATCCTCCAATAACTATACGTTGCCAAAAGTTTTTTTCCTGTTTCTTTTTCTACCAAAGATTTTTTACTTAACATTAAAGATTCCATTAAAGGATCTCCATAAAAAGAAGAGTTTGGAATTGACTCAGAAATTTGATTTTTATTAAAATCTTTTAAATTTACACGGTGTTTCATTTCACAATATAAATTAAGTAATTCAATTTCTTCTTTTGATAAGAAATTTTCTATTTTTTTATATTTAAAGTCTTTACCTATAATGCCCATGACACGATTGAATATCTAATTCCTTTTGTTACTGGTTTAACTGCGTGAGGGTATAAAAAGTTACTTGGCCACACAATCATTCTATTTGATTTTTTTTCAATAATTAATTCTTCTTCTTCTCCTAAAAATTTAAAACAAAGTTCTCCTCCTTCATAATTACTATTACAAAGATATATACAACTAAATGTTCTAGGTGAATATGTTCCATGATCGACATGAAATTTATATTTTCCATTTTTTTCATATTTTAAAACTTCAATATCTTTAAGTATAAATCCTAATTCTGAATTACCAATACTTTGATTGTATTTTTGTATAAATTTACGAAATGTAAAAGTAAAATAATTACACCAAAAAACTTCTGTTCTACTTTCTGGACCAATATTAAATAATGGCCAAGATTTTACATCCCTTATTTCTTTATTAATAGGGTTGTCGTTTTCTTTCGATGCAAGACCTGCATCAGAAAAATTAACATTTTCTCCACATATTTTTAAGAAAACATCTAAAGTTCGTTTGCTTAAAACATCATCGTATACTCTAATGTAATCTAATAACTTTGAAGAATTCATTTCCATGATTTTTTGTACCACCACTTATTTTTATAAACATTAAAAATTTTTCTTCCTTGAAGAAAAGTTCTTTTGTTTTTATCTTCTTTAGATTCAGCTTCAATAGTCATTTTCCATTTTTCTCTTTTAAATGGAATAACTTGTACAATCGGAGTTCCTGATTCAATAATTGTATCTAAAATAGGATACTTATCGCCATTAATAATTATAGGAAAATTTACCTCTGAAGGATAAGTGTCTGTATCAACTATTCCAGGAATTATGGAAAACCTATCATCACCGTTGTTCATTGGGGGTAAAAAAAGACAAGAATAACCTGGTGGTGTTTTTATTATCCACGGATTTAATAATTTATGAAAAGCAAGATTTTTGTTTTTTTTTACAAAAGGACATTTTTCTCCTAGTTGATTAATAGAGTGTGATTCTGTAGAATTTGCTACATTAACATTTGTGTTAGTGGTTATAGAACAAGAATTTTTAAATAATTTAGTGTAACCAACTGTATATCTTTTTTCATCTTTTTTTTTATTATGTTCTATGTGATAATCAACAGGCATTTTAATAATATATCCTGTCGTTAAAGTATCTAAAAAAGGCATACAACCTTTAATAGTTTTATTTGCAGTAGTGTGATTTAATTCTTTATACCATTTTGGTATATTTAATTTTGTTGGTTTTGGTAAAACATCTGTAACACTTAAAAATTCTTTATTAGAAATAAATTTTATTTCATTAGAAAACATCCAAGATTATTATTTTATTTTAAGGTATTTGTAAAGGATTATAGAAAGTTATTGAGTTTTCATTACAATATTGTTCCCAAGTCTTATTTAAAGGAAAAGTTACTGAAGATGTATCAAAGTTTTCTAAAGTTGATTTATAATCATTTACAGAATTATAAAGTGAATTGTCTTGATTTCCTTTTAAAAATTGTTCTAAGCTATTTAAAATGCTTTGAATAATTGATTTTAACATATTTTCATCCGTAATTATAATATCACTATGATCTGTTAAACTCACGTTTGATCCATCGTATGATGTTAAAACTACTCCTGTTTTTACTTTTAAAAAATCAGCATCCGAAACAGTAACTACAGAATAGTCAGATAAAATTAAATTTTGTGAGTCTCTTTCTAAATCATTAGCAGCTATTTTTGATAATTGATTTTGGTTGTTAAAAATTAAATACGCCATAAATTATCCTTCGTTAGTATATATTACAATAGCTCCAGCGGTTCCTGCTATACCAGGTTGGGCAGGACTTGGGTTAGGGTTTGGACCACCGCCTCCACCTCTTTCATCATCAAATAAAATTCCAAGACTAGGATTAAACTCTGCACCTGGTGTATTACCAGCGTTTCCTGCGGATTGGTTGTTACCTCCTCCACCTCCTCCACCACCTTCAGCTAAAAAAGTATGAAAATTTGTGTCATTGCCAGCGTTACCAGGTTGATTAGGAGAATTACCTCCATTGCCTGAACTGCCTATAGAGTATGGTATATTATTTCCTCCTGTAACATTAGCTGTAAAGAAACCGAGTCCACCTTGTCCTCCGTTTCCACCTCTTTGAGCAGGTTCGTTAGTATTTCTATATCCTGATCCTCCTCCGCCACCAAATAAAAATGCTTGTACCTTACTTGCGCCAGGACTTAAAGTTACACTTCCAGAACCAGGTCCCTTTTTAAAAACCACTGGTTTAAAATTTGCTGCACCAGTTCCTGAAGAAGCTGCGGTCAATCTTCCTTGAGCATCAACTGTAATTGATGCAGCTGTATAATCTCCTGCAGATACCGCAGTGTCTGCAAGTTTGTCTGCAGTTACAGCATCGTCTGCAATTTTTGCAGTTGTAACATTTGCGTTTGAAATTTTCGCAGTTGTAATTGCATTGTCTGCAATTTTTGCAGTTGTAACATTTGCGTTTGAAATTTTTGCAGTTGTAACTGCGTTGTCCGCAAGTATTGCACTTGTAACTGAAGAAGCTTCTAATTGAGCTGTTGCAATAGTTCCACCTAAAGTATTTAATGAAATTTCAACTAGGTTTGTTCCATCTGAATATGCAGCGAACATTTTAGGACTTGCCGCACCTGCAGTAGTTGGTGAAAAACCTGTACCTGATACAGTTTTAATTGTAAGATTGTTTGCATCTGTAAGACCACTACAATCGAATATGTAAAATTTTTCAATTCCATCTGGAATAGTACAAATGGTACTAGCTGCAATAGTTGCAGTAGCAAATTTAATTATCATGTTTCTTGCAGTAGACAAAGCTGCATCCGTTATAACAAGGTTCACAGTTCCGCCACTTGTTAAAGTAATAGCCTCATAACCACCAACAGCTTGTTGAATTAAATTTAAATTTGAATTTGTTTTATCTCCCCATGTACCAGCGTTTTCGCCAGTCACCATAAGTTCTAAACCTAGATCTGAATAACTTGATGCCATAAATTTTTGTCTCCTAAATAATTATATTTTACCTCATTTAAGCAGCTCTATCAACTACCGTCCAAGTATTATTTACTCCTGGGTTTACCTCAGCCCACGCTGTTATATTAAGGCTACCAGCGGTAGAAGTCAACTGTATGCCGGTAACGTCAATACCTGCTTCTCCAATAACTGTGACAGCACCTATACCACTTGTTATTTCAAGACCTGTTAAACCAATTATCTGACCTGGTATTTCTGCTGGTTCCCCTAATGCTAAAGTTAGTTGTTGGCCAGTAACTGGTTCATTAGTAGACTGTACTAACGTAAAGTTTCCTAAAGTCATGGTAGCCTGTATTCCAGTTACATCTACAGGTGTCTTAGTACCTCCAACCGCAACCCCTATCTCACTTGTTGATTCTATACCTGTTACATCTACTGTAGCTGTACCTGTAACTTCATCCAAAGAACCTATAAGAGCATCTAACTGATCTTCAGAAGCTAATACAAATATATCTTGGTCGATCTGAATTGAGAATGATGGGTTAGCAAAAGTAGATGTTAATTCTGATCCTGTTACATTTATTACCACATCCGTAAATGC